ATGACTAACTCTATTAAGGGCTCAGACCTGCTGTCAAAGCGTATGCTTGCCTTGAGTGGCTTGCTAATGACGCTAAGCAATATTGGTCTAAGCCCATTTGTTGCTCTGCCAGTTAGTGTTGCTCTTGTCTATGTATTACGTAAGTAACAGCGTAACAAGCCCGGCCCGGCGAAAGCCGGGCCACCCACTCTTAGAGTGCTTCATCCTCACTTAACATTTCTGGCGCTAAATCCAAAAGTTCAGAGACTTCACTTAATCGCTTCTTAGAAAACATCCAAGCTTTCCCACCCCAACGAACAGTTATCCATTTTCCGCTCAGTTCTTTAAGTTGTTCCGCATAATCATTTGTGTCTCCTACCACTACAAACGCCTTTTCGGTGTAATCAATTAAGCGGATCTCATTAGAGCTAGTAGTTTTTTTTACCTTAGCTTTTGGGCTCGAAGTAGCAAGCGTAGAGCTATCGGCATCAAATTTCTTATCTTCGTGACTTTTCGCTGCCTTGACAGCTTTCACATCCACCACTGTGTTAACTGAAACTTCTCGCAAAACGATTGTTAACTGACGCGATAGCTTCATTTTAAGCTCATCAACATTCGTATATTGCTCTTGTATCCCTTTGTCTCTGATGCTTTTTTTAAATTCTTTTAATTTCTCAAGCTGTTGTGTATCAATAAGATCGAGATCCACTTGTTTTTTTGAATAGTAAAGCATCACTGGTTTTTGTTGTTTCAAAAACCACTTAATCTCCTCAACGGTGCCACTTTCTTCAACACCTGTTGGAGACCCTAAACGAGTCCAAAAAGCACCAATTAACATATCGCAGTTTCTAACCACCTGATTGTTAATGATGCCCTGCGGCCTATCCCCCATTGTTGGAGCACTGTGGGACTCCCACCTTACTGGTAACAATACAAAACCAGTCGTTTGTGAATTTAAGGCATTCCATTCATAAAGACTCTCTGTAATAGCTTCCCTTTCTTCAGGTACATCTGATGGAGATGCAATTAGCACATTCAACACAGTTGCCGAAAATGACATTTTAATTTCCTCATCGTTCTAAATATGCAGTAACGAGTAACGTTTTTACATTCATGCTTTTACGTTTAAATTAACATCAAAAGCATTCTATATACCATTGAACTTCAACAATCTTTCTTTGTGAAACATGCTCATATCAAAAGCGAATTCTTCATGCTCTGCCTGGAAAGTACCGAACGCCATCAACGCTGCGACCGCAGGATCGATCTTGTTACCGGATTTCTTTTTGTTAGGTTTTATGTTGGCGTTAGCGTCGGACTCCATCACCACGTTACCCATAGCCCAGGACAGAACCGGATCGCCACGATGGCGTAATACCTTACGGTTAACGAACACCTCAAAAGATTTAGCAACCGGGCTGAACCGCAGATAAGTTTGCTGGAAAGGCTCCACATCGAGCCCCGCCCCCTGTAACTGGGTACGCAGATGCGTCGCGTTCCACGTATCAAAGCCCACCAGCCGGATACTGAATTTTTCAGCATCTCGCAGGATATCATCACGGATGCGGTCATAGTCGATACAGTCGCCGGGCGTGGTGCGTATCCAGCCCGCGTTCACCCACTGGCGATAGATGGTGCGGTTTTTGTTAGCGACGTTAAGCAGCTGCGCTTCCGGCAGATAATGACGGGTAAGAAGTCGGATCTCCCTGTCGAACGGGAAAGCGTAACTTACACTGGTAATATCGCTGGTTGAGGACAGATCAAACCCGGCGTAACACTCCATTCCGGCCAGATCTTCTTCAGCATAATCGAGTGCACAGGCATCCCATGCCCCGGCCCCCATCCACGGCGTGGATCCCTGACACCAGATATTGAAACGTTTGGTCAGCATTTCCACCCACTGCGACGGTATGCTACGAGCTTTCTGGATGGTGGATTCCAGTTTCGCGGCGTCAACGGACACATGCAGGTTAGGGTTAGCCTTGATCCACATTTCCGGCTGTTCAACCTCGCTTTCGTCGTCCAACTCGTAGATCAGGACAAACAGAGAATCGTTGCTCTCTTCCCCGGCCAGAATCTGGCAGCAGTAGTCATAATGCTGTTTACAGGCGGAAACGACGTTACTCCCGGCAGTAGTGATGGCGAACAAAATCGCCTCAGGACGTGCGCCCATACCCAGCTCAAGCGCGGAATAAACTCCGTTATCCGGATGAAGGTGGTATTCATCGACAATCGCCAGGCTTGGGTTAGTCCCTTCAATAGTGGCCGCTTTTGCCGCCAGCGGTTTTAACAGGCTGTTGCTCTTCGGGAAAATGATCTTGTGCGCCTGAATATTGACGCGCTTTTTCAGCGGTTTTGACAGCAGGCACATCTGGCGGGCATCGTCGAACACGATACGGGCCTGATCCCGACTCACCGCCGCCGTATAAATATCCTGCTGGCCTTTTTCCATTACCAGGAACCAGTTAGCCAGCATGGCGGCCACAGTGGATTTGGCATTCTTGCGCGGCACTTCGATAAAGGCGCTGCTGTACTTTCTGCGACCTGTCTCCCTGACCTTAAAGCCCAGCAGATTAGCGAAAGCGAATTGCTGCCACGGTTCCAGCGCGATTGGCTGGCCGCGCAACGGACCTTTGACGTGAGGGCAAAGTCGCGAGAACGCGATAAACCGCTCTACTGTCGCCGTATCAAACTCATAACGGAGATCATTCAGGTCTGAAAAGTACCTTTCGACGGCCTGTTTTACCCGCTTACAGGCCGGAATTTCGCCAGATTTAATAGCGCTGGCGTAATCATTCCATACGGTCAAGTTCGTCTTCCTCTTCAGTTTCAGGCGGGTTACGGCGACGGCTCACCGGATCAAAGCCCAGCAACGACGACATTTTTATGAGAATTTTTTCGGCATCAGCCTTTGCGCTCAGTGCCGGGTTCCGGCTCTCACCGCCCTGGCTGTTCACAATGCTGAATCCCCGTGTGGCAAGGTCTTCCACGGCTTTGCGGTACATCGAATAGTTGACGCAATAAAGCTCAAGGTTGTTCCAGTCGGCAGGCGTCAGATCACCACGTTCCGCCAGTTGCTTCGCCTTTGCTTTCCACTGCTGCGCCGCGATTTCATCAAGGTAAGCGGGCGGTTTCGGTGGTCTTGGCATAAATCACTATTTTCCTTTTCGTTTTATTTTCAAAAAAATCACTGTGCATAAAAATTTGAGGGAGCGGGTGGTTCCTCGCCGGGAGGGGGTTGTCTTTGAAACCTCCCCCACCCCGTTCACGCTGACTCATGTATTCCTGTTCACTCATGAGCAACCTCATAGACCCAGTCGTTGCGGCGCTGCGCTGCTTCTTCCTGTTCCCGGAACATTCCGGCTTTACGCTGCTGCTTAGTTAGCGGGTCCGTTGTGGCTGTCTTGCGACCATGACAGGCAGCACATAACGGCTGGTGGTTACTGGATGGCCAGAACAACACATCACCTTCGCCCTCAATAGGTATGATGTGATCAACGATAGTTGCCTGCTTATAGACGCCAGCACTATGGCAGTGGGCGCACAGCGGATTAGTCTTCAGAAAGAGGAGCCGGTATTCTCCCCATCGGTTGGAGTAACCGCGTTCTGTGCGTGTGCCTCGTCGGCTATCACTCTGCCGTTGTGCATTCCGTTTGTGTTCATCACATTTGCCGGACTTTACCCGTTTATTACATCCGGGCTCTGTACAGCGTCGTAAAGGTTGCCATGGCATTTAATACACTCCAGGTTCCCGGTAGTAGTTCCACAATGACGAAGTGCTAAAGGGAAGCTCGGACGTTTTTTCCGCCGCTATTTCCCGGTGCTCATACCAGTGACCGACCAGTAGCAGACACCCGACCTTCAGCGCAGGATTAAACTCGAGTCCGTCATCAAAACGCCTGCCGATATGTTTCTGGCAAATCTCCAGCGCGGCGACGATATACCCGTTTATCAGGGCGTTCTCATCATCCCCGTCGATGCGGCAATGCAGTTTTACTTCTTCCAGAGTTATTAATTCAGCCATTGGCCACGCCTCCTTTACAAAGGAGCTCAAGACTGGTGCGGTCGTTATCCGGGAGGGCCGCCTCTATACCGTAAATATCACCACTGACTGCGGGTGACAGATATTTCACCCTGTGTCCCTGCTTAACATCACTGCGATAGCGTATCCATATTCTGACTGTGGCCTCAGAGGACCACGAACCGGTAGCCAGAAGCTCCCGGCCAGAGATACCTTTTACCTCAGCCCAGATCGTGGCGTAGTCCACCCAGCGTTTTATCGGTTCTCCCAATGGCCCCTGACTTTGTTCATAGCGCTGCAGCGTTATACGATGTTTTAATCCTCCGGCTCTCATTCGCTACCCTCCTTACTTTTATTGTTATTTACTTCGATCTGCTGCTTCCATGCCTGGCTGAATTCGTCCCCACCTTCACGCGGTGGCATCCCCTCACGTTCGCGGGCTTCATTCGGATTCATAATCCCGTTTTTAATACCGCGTTCGTAAGTGGCGTAGCGTTCGGTTGGTGTAGCGCGGAGAAGGTCAGCAGAATCGAACTCAACCTGGTAACGGGTACCGGATGCAGGACGGGCCACCAGCAAAGCGGATTTGATTTGTTGTTCGAAATTCGCCAGCCAGGGACGCATGGTCATAGTGAGAAATGCGCGGCTCGCTTCGCTGAAGTTGCTGTAGGTACTGTTGCTGTATTCCTGAAGAAAGATCGGAGAAACATTAAACATACGGGCAATGTCTTCAATGGAAAAACGCCGGGAAGCCAGCCATTCAGCATCCTGATTACTCATGCCCAATTTTTCGTAATCCATTCCTCCTTCAAGAATGGGCGTTTTCCCGGCATTTCGTGCACCCTTGTACCGCTCCAGTGCATCCAGGGCTTTTTTACCGTTCACGCCGTCAAGCCAGTCTTTTGCTTTGACAATGCCCGCCGCCATCATGCCCTCTTTCATGATGTTAGCGCCGTG